ATCAAGGTTTGGTTGCTTGGCATTATTATCAGTAATAGCAACATAGGAGTTACCATTAAACTCTACAACATCGCCAGTCTTGTAATAATTATTGGTGTCCCATCTGCCACGGTTCTCAAAACCGTCACTAAAGACGGACATTTTAGCATATTCAATGCTTCCACTAGCAGTGAAAGCCTCATCAACTTTATACTGTCTTGGACCGATCTTGATCAGATCATTAGGTCCATACATTGTGTTCGTAGTGTATGCACCTACGACATCTTGACCAGGAACGAAGACTTCCCAGTTTGATTTATCTGAAGATTCCCATGCAGTCGTGGTTGCAGCACCAGCATGTGCAGTCAGAACACGATAGACATTACCACCAATCTTAGCGAGTTCGTTAACACTCCAATAAGTGTTAGGTGTCCACTCACTAACTGCTTCGACTCCCTCTAGATAGGTATCCCAATATGGTGTCTGGTCAGTGCCAGCCCACAGAGAAGTAGACGCAACGGAAGTATGGTTGGAGGTACAAATATATTTGTTACCACCGATATTTACAATATCATTTACGGTGTATGACGTATCAGTCGTGAAGGCACCTCTGTATTTGAAACCTTCAACATGGAGTTGCCAGTTGCTGGAGTCAACATCATACCATGCAGTAATACCAATACCTGTAGAGGTGTGGTTGGTAGTACAAACATAGTCATTCGCGCCAAGTCGAACGATATCGTCAACGACATAGGCGGTACTAGTGGTCCAAGGACCCTTCCAATTGAATTTTAAACGTCCTAAACGAAATTCAGCCATTGTTCTCCGTCGTTGTTATTTGGGTCCTTCAGTTTCATAATCATACGTCCCATTATACTGAACGATCATATCGCCATCAGTATTAAAGAAGTAATTAATATTACGGGAATCGAAACGTATCTGTTGATATTTATCTTGTGGGTGATTGAGTGTCGCTCTCTCAGGAGTAGTCTCCTCTACATAATCAATCCCCTCAGTGATTCCAGGCATCTGAGTTCCATCGTTTCTTCTGAAATCGACAGATTCTGTTGATGCTGTGCTCACTTTCTGGAGGATAAGCATACCCTCACTATCTCTGCGAAGAGCATAGATAAAAAAGTTCGCTGAGTTGGCGATATTACCCGATAAATTACTTAAATTTAGTGCCATTCTAGATGCCTACGGGATTAGCGAATATCTTCCATAGTGTTCCACTCCAAATCAATTTAACTTGGGATGCAACATCAAGGTACAACGGACCATCAGCTATGTTTAGAAGTTGGTTTTGGAATTGGGATCCAATGCCAGAGTATACCGTTACATTATTTATGTTCCAGGAAGATCCGATATCTTGGATCTCAATCCAATGTCCAGTAGTCAACCCAGTTTGAGGAAGGTAGACAGTGCAGGGTCCGTTTGTAGTATCAATTAGATACTTACTTACGACAGTCAGACTACCAGTTCCAGGAGTGGATGTACCAAGGCCTACATTTGAATTGATGAGTTTATACAGACCACCAACATCATTACCATCTCTGTCAACAAACCTAGAAGCACGAACTGTTCCAAGAACATCAACTCTTACAGGGTCACCATCCAGTAAACCTGGTTGAGTGCTACCAAAACCAACAGATCCGTAGTTCTTATCATATACAGCGAACTGAGATCCACCAGCAAAGTCCTCATTGTTGAACTGGAATTGTCCGTCAGATCCAACAGGAGAGGGGTTAATACCAGTCAGACCAGCACCAGATCCAGAGAACCTGGTCGCAGTAACAACACCACTTACTATTATTCCTTGATTTGTGACTGTGGTAAAACCAGCAATCGACATGAACGTTCCTTGGAACGTAGCATCATCTCTAAAGATGGATGTTCCAGCAACGGCAACAGTGCCGCCGATGTCTACATTGTTGTCAACTCTCAGTCCACTAAATGTGCCTACACCTGATACAAGAACATCACCATCAACAGTCAAAGCCGATGTGGGTGTGGTGTCATTGATACCCAGACGCTGACCAGCGTCAAGAGTCATTGCTGTGACGCCATCAGTAATGAAGTTAATTTCTCCACTACCAACTCCAGTGTCAGTCAAACTGACAGAAGTATTACCTTTCTGGAAAGCGTCAAGTTGAATACTGGATGCAGTCAGAACACCAACTACACTCAGGTTACCCTGAATAATAGTTTCGTTTGAACCGCCAGGATCAATCGTAAGATCTCCACCAGTGGTTTCAATCTTGTTCTCGGAGATTACAATGTTTCCGATAGTCGCACTGTCTGCAGTGAGATTACCTGAAACTGCAAGATCAGTAACAGAACTCAGGTCAAATGCAGTAGCAGCAAAACTGACACTACCAGACTCTTGGTCGATGAAGAAGAGTTCACCAACTCTAAAGTTACCACCTTGGTCAATACTTACATAAGATACCTCTGCACCATTGAGTTCGGTAACTTCATTGATTTGAATGACTTCAGTTTCATCATTACTAAAGTCTTTTCCTGTTCCTACATGGTTGAAGTTAAGAGCAAAGAGTCTCAGCGAAACACCGTTGCCATCACCAATAACACCTCTAGTGCCATATTCAATAGCACAACCAACAGATCTCAGGTCTGCACCAAACTGTTTGTAGTCTGCGAAGGTAATCTTGGTTGCAGTTCCAGCTGTTGATACAGTTCTAATGTCTTGTAGAACATTAACATCTTCAGAGATAGTTGTAGATCCATCAGCACCATCAAAGTGAGACAAATATACAGTAGCACTGTCACCAGTCTGTGCAGCAGTAGGAGATGTATATCCACCAGAGTGTCTGGATATGTTGCTTACCTGAAGATCATCAATATATCCATAGATTGCGAAAGCCTGTGTGTTCTTTGCACCAATGGTCAGTGGTCTAGTAGTACCATAGTTATTAGCATCTGCAGCAGTACCAATTCCTACACCATCAAGATAAAGAACAGTGCTATTGTTTCTTCTATCTACAGCAAAGTTATACCATTGATCAACAGCAATAGTGTTGACACCAACAATAATACTACTGACACCAACATTATACTGAATAATACCAGTGTTACCAATAGAAAGTGATCCAGCAGTATTTGAGTTAGCTGTTCTGGTGTCAAAGATGAATGCTTCTGTGCTAGCAAGTCCAGCTAAGCGGAAGAAACCTTCAACAGTAAAGTCAGTTGTTCCAAATGCCAGTTGAGAATTAGCGGACAGAACAACAGCATTATCATCTGCACCATCAAATGCAAGTGAACCAGTTCCAAATTTCTTTTGAACTGTAGTAATTGTGGTCGTACCAACAACAGTTACAGTCTTTGCAGATCTGTCTGGAAGAACAGAGAAGGTACCAATACCAGGACCTTGAGTGTTTCCAGCACCTACATTGTGACCACGGAGAGTAACATACTCACCATCGTTACCAACAATAGTAGCAGTCGCAATACCAACACCAAGAGGATTGTACACCTCAAGAGTATCACCAGCTCCTACTGTTCCTGTCTCTCCAGTAATTCTAAGTCTTACAGAACCAGTGTATCCAAGACCAACTGTTCCAGCGGTACCAGTAATCGCATCAGATGCAAAATAGTGGAACGAGTTCAGGTACTCTGCTCTGGCACCGTTAGTTAAAATCAGACCCTTGTTATTGGGAGTAAAGAAGGTAACCTCATTGAAGAGCATACCTGCTTCAATGACTCCAGGACCACTAACAAGTTTACCATCAATCTCTGCACCTCTACCAGCAAGGTATGTAACAGGAGGATTGTCTGGAGTATCAAATCCATAGGGATCATCTGCACCAACAACACTACCTCTGTTCAGAACTGTGATGTTCTGAAGGTATGGAGACTTTGTTGTAATTGCAATACCGACTGGATTATATCTAAAAGCATATCCAGTATCATTATCAGAATCATACAGACCACCAGCGATGGTAATGTCTGAGATGGTTACGCCCTGATCAACATAGAAAATATCTTTATGTCTCGTGGCATCCGATGGTCTAAGTACCGTTGCTCTAAGACCATCACCACTAATACTTACATTCTTAGGAACAGTAATAGGACATGTCTCGGTGAAGTCACCGGCCATGACCTTAATATGTTCTCCTTCTTTTACAATACTGATTGCTTTTTGGAGCGTTGCAAATGCATCACCCTCAGTTAAACCAGTGTTCTCGTCATTACCATTTTCACTAACAAAAAGAGTGGCGCCAGTAGATCCACCAAATCCAACTTGAACAGTACGAGTTGCGATACCAACGCCGCCAGTATCTTGTCTGATATAAACTTTACCGTCATATACGTTGACGGCTAATTCACCCGATTGTAATTGATCTACTGTTGGGACCTTACCCGGTACTGTAGAGCGTTTAATTCTAATGGGAGTTGCCATTTATACCCCTCTATACCATTCACTCATGGGTTCTCCCCTTTATTTATGGAAACCCCCCAGAAGCAAAAAATTGTGGGAAAAATTTTTGCCTCCTCTATGTTTTTAGAAACTAAATTTGATTTTAGCTCAAGAATAATTGCATCTGTAATGTCAGATTCAATACTTCATTCTTATCATAATGATCCGTTCCAATGAAAGTACCCTTTCCAGTGGACTCATCATATGAATAAGCAATCAGTTTCTTTGATTGCAATGCAGTGTCTCTATCAAGATCATCAAGAAACTCAAGACGAACTTCACCACCACCCCCAAGGGTTGATAGTTGTTCTTGAATACGATTGATGAATATTCTATAGTGTTTTGAAAGATCCTCCAGAGTTGCAAACTCCTGATCCAAAGGAGTAAGAGGATCTGAATTTCTTTCAGATGGTGGTGTATTTAGAAGTCCTTCTTTGAGAACAACATCACCAATCCAATCTTGCACTGCTTCCTGTGTCTCCTCCACAACTTCTGGTTGTGGTTCTTCAGGATCCTTCAGAAGATTCTCAAATAGACTCAGAGCTTTCTCTTCTTTCTTCTTATCTACTTTCTTTTCTTCTTTTACTTTAACTTTCTTATCTTCCTTCTTCAGATTAGAAATCTCTGCAAAAACATTTGTCAAATCCAGATCACCAACCAGTTCTCTGAACTCTTCTTTATTCCTTTTCTTCTCTTCTGATATCAATTTGAAGAAATCTGTGAGTTCAGCAGACATTTCAATACAGTATCCATCGTAGTATTTATTTTAGCACAAAAAAAGGGATCCGAAGATCCCTAATGTATCAGAGTGCGTTACCACGAGGAAGAACTTCCTCAGGGAAGACAAATGATTCATGTGGTTGATCCACTGGTGCCATCCAGGCACGGAGACCTTCATTCAAGAGAATGTTCTTGGTGTAGAAGGTTTCAAACTCAGGATCTTCTGCTGCTCTTAGTTCTTGAGAGACGAAATCGTAAGCCCTAAGGTTGAGAGCCAGACCAATAATACCAATGGAACTGACCCACAGACCCATAACAGGAACAAAAAGCATGAAGAAGTGGAGCCATCTTTTGTTCGAGAAAGCGATGCCAAAGATCTGAGACCAGAAACGATTGGCAGTAACCATCGAATAGGTTTCTTCCTCTTGATCAGATGCGAATCCTTTGAAAGTGTTTGCTCCATCTCCATCCTCATAAAGTGTGTTCTCCACTGTTACACCATGGATTGCTGAGAGCAGTGCTCCACCCAGGATACCTGCAACACCCATCATATGGAAGGGGTTGAGTGTCCAGTTGTGGAATCCTTGGAGGAATAACAGGAAGCGGAAGATTGCTGCCACTCCAAGAGAGGGAGCAAAGAACCAGGAGGATTGTCCTAATGGATAGATGAGAAAGACGCTGACGAATACAGCGATGGGTCCAGAGAAAGCAATGGCATTGTAAGGACGAATACCTACAAGACGAGCAATCTCAAACTGTCGAAGCATGAACCCAATAAGGGCGAAGGCACCATGGAGTGCCACAAAAGCCCAGAATCCCCCAAGTTGGGCCCAGCGGACGAAATCTCCCTGAGCCTCAGGACCCCAAAGTAGAAGAAGAGAATGACCCATACTATCAGCAGGCGTTGAGACTGCCGCTGTAAGAAAATTAGCACCCTCAAGGTAACTACTTGCAAGTCCGTGGGTGTACCAAGACGTAACAAAGGTAGTGCCAGTAAGCCAGCCACCAATTGCAAGATAAGCAGTGGGAAAAAGTAATAGTCCAGACCAACCCACAAAGACAAAGCGATCTCGTTTAAGCCAGTCATCCAGGACATCAAACCATCCTCCATTACGCGGTGGTGAAAGTGTTGAAGTTGTCATTGTTATTTACACAGTTCGGTTTAGTTCGTTAATGGTAGAGTCACCATAAATTTTATGTTCTTTATACCCAACCATTCTACCTTTGGTATTCTGGAGTGCTGGCATAAAGACAATGAAAAAGAATACTCCTGGTGCGCCGATGAAGACAACGGCAACAATCACATAGTATGTGAGGAGTTCAATAAGGTCAGGCATAATAAAACTTAACAATTCAGAGAAAAAAATAGAGGGTCCGAAGACCCTCCGATATTATAGCAGGTTGACTCAACCGATCGTGGGTGCAGTCAGAGCAACAGGAGTTTGCTCAGCAGCAGCCAGGTCCAGGGGGAAGTTGTGAGCGTTACGCTCGTGCATGACTTCCATGCCAAGACCAGCACGGTTCAGAACATCAGCCCAGGTGTTGATCACTTTACCTTGTGAGTCAATGATCGACTGGTTGAAGTTGAAACCGTTCAGGTTGAATGCCATGGTGCTTACGCCCAGGGCGGTGAACCAGATACCGACAACAGGCCATGCTGCGAGGAAGAAGTGCAGCGAACGGGAGTTGTTGAAGGAAGCGTATTGGAAGATCAGACGACCAAAGTAACCGTGAGCGGCGACAATGTTGTAAGTCTCTTCTTCTTGACCGAACTTATAACCATAGTTCTGGGACTCACTCTCGGTGGTTTCACGAACCAGCGAAGAGGTAACCAGCGAACCGTGCATAGCAGAGAACAGCGAACCACCGAAGACACCAGCGACTCCCAGCATGTGGAAGGGGTGCATCAGGATGTTGTGCTCAGCTTGGAACACCAGCATGTAGTTGAAAGTACCAGAGATGCCAAGAGGCATAGCGTCAGAGAAAGAACCCTGACCGAAGGGGTAAACAAGGAATACTGCAGAAGCAGCGGCAACAGGAGCAGAATAGGCAACGCAGATCCATGGACGCATACCAAGACGGTAAGACAGTTCCCACTCACGTCCCATGTAAGCAAAGATGCCGATCAGGAAGTGGAAGATAACGAGTTGGAAAGGACCACCGTTATACAGCCACTCATCAAGAGATGCGGCTTCCCAGATGGGATAGAAGTGGAGACCGATTGCGTTTGAAGAAGGAACAACAGCACCAGAAATGATGTTGTTACCATACAGGAGAGAACCAGCAACTGGTTCACGGATGCCGTCAATATCGACGGGAGGTGCTGCGATAAACGCAACGATGAAGCAGACTGTTGCAGCCAGCAGGGTAGGGATCATCAGAACTCCGAACCAACCCACATAGAGGCGGTTGTCGGTGCTGGTTACCCAGTCACAGAACTGTTCCCAAGTATTCGATTGTTGTTTTGAAAGTGTTGCAGACATTTGAAAAGGGTTTGAAAGTAGTATCAGTAGGGAACTGATGTATCAGAAGATTTCCTGTCACCCTCAGACAGGATATAAGAGGCATGTTTTGCATGGATAGCCTCGGTAAGGTGGTTAGACCGTTTGCTCCATGGATCTGCGTATGTCAGGAATTCAAAATGAATCCTCACAAAACTTTACCTATTTATTATAGCACGATGCTCAGGCCTGGTCAAGGGGTTTGGCATCGGATTCAGGAAGACTTTCTAAAATAGGTGCCGCTTCCTGTGGCAAAGCAGTGATATCAATGGATTTATAGACATAGGAACCAGCAAGTTGCTTGGCGCCAACGTCAATAATATCACCCAGGTAGGGAGTGAACTTATAATAAAATCCCTCACCTCTCATGCCGACCAACATTTCAGCATCTCTCTGAGCACCACAGTCTGCAAACTTGGTGTCATCAGGTTTAAAAACGGAGTAGTAACCTTTCATCGGAATTGATTAATGCCAGTGCCAGAAGTCCAACCACCAGGTCCTTCATGGAAGTTCTCAGAACCACCAGGAGGATTGAGTTGAACAGTTGTATTTTGATTCTTAGTTGCCTTTTGGTACATCACTTCATGGATGTTCTCAGGCTCTTTAGTAGGAGGTTTGTCATCCTTCTCTCTTTCATGTGCTATTTCTAGCATCTCTTCATGAGTTAACATCTTTTCTGTTTTCACGGGTTCATTAAACCATGGATCATTAGGGGTAAGAACTGGTGCGGGGACACCAATGTAGTCAGCGTAGTGACGCTTAGCATCATTGGTAAATGTTTCTGCATCATCCTTTACTGTCCAGGATCCACCAACACCACCATCCATATTAACAACAATGTCATCACTCTTGTTGGGATCTGGCCAACTCATCTTGTTACCAAAGATGTCTTTAAATGTGCCCATTGCCTTTTTAAGTTGTTGTTTGATCATGAGTATACTAATTTGTTTAGATAATCAAAAGCATAACTTTGGCGTCTTCCTTTAATCCCCCAACCTAACCACCAGTAAGCGGCGTTCATATAGTAGGAGATAGACTGACCACCACCCTCAAAGGTAGATAGAGCCTGACGGAATTGATTTTCGTTAAGCATGTAACGAGTCTGTCCCTCAAGGGAAGACGGATCACATCCATAATTTTTACAGAAATTACCTAGACCATTGTAACGACCGACAGTAGTCCATTGAATGATTCCATACCCACCCCTATGGCAATCAGGGTAAGGAACTCTAGCCCCTCCCTCGCATACGTTGGCACGGAAATTACTTTCCTGTTTAATGTTTCCCAGGATTGTTGCAAGTGCATTTTTATCTCTGATCTTAGTATGTTCTTGCAGTTCTCTCAACACATACTGTTCATTGGGAGAACACCCAGGACAGTACCAAGACTTTTGTCTATACACTGGAGGTGCTTCCACAGGAGGTGGAATAGTTGCCGCACTATGAGCCAGTGCTGTAGTTGCAAACAACCCCCCAGTTAAAATAATTTGTTTTAGCATAAGGTTCATTCACATGAAAAAGGGTGAGCAAAGCACCCACCCGGATAGTATAACATCAAGTCTTAGGTTTGTCAATAGTTGAGACTACTGGCGGTTCCTCATTTTTCTTTTTAGATTGGTTTCCATTTCCACCGTTCTTTGCAGGACTCAATCCAAATGCGGCAAGGGAGCCGGAAAAGACTGAGGCAATGAACGTTGGATCGAAATCCAAAATTTTCTGTCCGTTCGGGAGACGAACGTAACTAAATGTGAGAAGGGATGCAGACCAAATAAGGACTACAACTTTCACCAAATTACCAAGAACTTCACTTTTATCTTCATCTTGTTGCTTCTCATCTACTTTTGGCTTTGTAGTCATGCGTAGAAGTCAAGGCACTACTATTTAATAGTTTGGATTATACACTGGTTGCATTAACCCACCATCAGGACCGTCATCATCATCTTGATCATCAGTGAAGAAGGCGGCCCAGAAGACGAACCCACTTATTAGCATAGATGCTAATACTAACATCACCAGACCCCAGGAATCACCTGTCCCGTTACTGCATACGATCCCATCGCTGCAATCACTCCAAGCATAGCTGCCCATCCGTTAATCCTTTCTGCTTTTTCGTTCATTGTTTTGCTCCTTTTAGGTAAAGTAATATGGTCAATCAGATTCCGAAGAGTCCGAAAAAGAAAAGACTGCCGGAAGTAGCATAGGAGATCATTGCAGCAGCGAATCCCATCATAGCCCAGCGTCCGTTAGCACGCTCTGCACGAACTGCATAGGGTTCAAAACCATAACGCTCCATGTCTTCTTTAGAGTAGTACATGGTAGGTTCTTTCGCCCACATGTTCTGCTGTCCGCGATCATTAGTTGTGACGGTCATTGTCTTGTGTAAAGAACTGTAACATAATTATATAGCAATTATGTATTTTTGTCAAGCATTAAAAAGGGGGTCTGTTACGACCCCCTGATATTATTTCAAAGTCTCAACAGCAGCAAGAGATTTCTGTCGAAGATCTTCTGGGAGAGGTACATATCCCAGAGAATCTGAAATACCTTGTGCTTCAGGACTCAGAGTATATCGTAGTGTATCCTTTACAGCCTCGTTCTTAGGAGACTCAGGATACGCAAGGATCCAGGTCAAAGAAACAATAGGATACGAATTGGCACCAGCAGGATTAGGATCGGCACCACGCAGTTGATCGTCCAAGACAATCTGAGACAGACCAGCAGCAGAAGTTTCACTATTTGCTTTCACAAAGTTTCCTGCTTTGTTCTGAATGGAAGCTTGTTGGAACTGACCACCATTCACATAACCATAGTTTAGATAACCGATAGAACCATCAAGGTTTTTAATACCAGCAGCAACACCAGAGTTGCCTTTACCACCCACACCAACAGGGAAGTTTACTGCCTTACCTGTTCCTACCTTTTCTTTCCACTCAGGAGAGAAGGCAGACAGGGAGTTGGTAAATCCTTTGGTAGTTCCAGAACCATCAGAACGCCAGACAGTTGTGATTCGCTTGTCGGCACAACCCAACTCAGACCAGTTAGTAATCTTACCCAAGAACACATCAGCGAGTTGAGTCTGGGTAATCTTAAGGTCACAACCAGGATTGTTGTAGGCAGGGACGATTGCTCCACCAGTCATAGGAATGTGAACCATTCCTTCTGCTGGCATTTTGTTATCACTCACAGCACCATCGCTGGCACCGAAATCAACAGTTTTTGCCTTGAACTGACGAACACCAGATCCACTACCAACTGCTTGATAGTTTACTCTGTGGCCACCAGTAGAGGCATAGGTTTGAAACCATGCTTGATAGAGAGGTGCTGGGAATGTAGCACCTGCTCCATTGAGGGTTACAACTTTTTTTGTTTCTGTTCCACCACATGCTACGAGCATGGGAGCTGCGACTAGAGTGGCAGCGATTGCTTTGAGTTTCATTGATCAGATATCAGAACTTGTACTTGGTGCCGACTTCTACTTTCCAGTCACGGGTGTCGTCACTGTCTTGGAAGATGTTTTCCCACTTACCATAAGCAGAGAAGTTATCAGTCACCTTCAGTTTGGTGCCGACTTCCAGTGCCTTGAAGGTATTGGTGTCGTTAGAACCATCAGGCATTTCTACACCCAGACCACCCTCAACGTAAGGGGAAAGTGCTCCAGTCTTCCACTCATAACCGACACGTCCTTGGTGAACGGCTTTCTTATAATCTTCGTCTGTGCCTTTGAATTCGTGCTTGGACTCAACATAAGGTCCAGCAATAGCAGGTGTCGCCAGGGCGATCAGTGCCAGTGCGGCAAGTGCTTGTGTTTTCATTGTTGTGTTCTCCTTTGTGGATTACTTGTATATTATAACAGGGTTTGGTTAATATCAAATTAAGTTGATTTGATGAAAACCTTCGTATATAGCACTCAATAATCGTATTTTAACCACAAAAAAACCGTCCCTTGTGGGGGACGGCAGTTTGATCGTTTGGATATCCTTACTTAATTAAGATGTGGTTATCAGAAGGAATACTTGACACCCAACTTACCACCAACGCCAAGGTTGTCGGTAGAGAGTTCGTCAGAAGCGGTGATGGCGCTCAGTTCGCCATAGACACCAACGCTGCTGGACAGAGCGGCACTAGCGCCGATCTTACCAGAGAAGCGGGTCTCATTCTCTTCACCGTCAACAGCGACGATAGCGGGGCCGCCTTGGACGTACCAAGCAGCATTACCATCACCGATAGCACCTTCGTAGCCCACATGGAAATCAGTGGTTGCTCCGGTGTAGTCGTCCCCAGCCCACGATGCATTGGATTCTACGTTGACGTAGGGGCCAGCAAGGGCGGCGGCAGGAGCGAAAGCGACAGCGGCAGCAGCCGCAGCGATTGCAGATTTGAACATTAGTTTACCTCTAGTTTGTCTCGTGGAGTTTTACCCACGGATGAAAGCAGACTCGACTTGTCTGCGTGAGAACAATTATAACACACTTCCCTCGAAAAGGAAAGTTTCAATTTGTAACAGTTACGGAGTTTATTTATACAAGTTGTATCGAATGATACACTCTACTTATGGGTATGATTACCCATCCTAATCCTTCGGTTCTTCCGCCAGTTTCATTTCAGGCGGCAGTTGACCATAATAGGGATCATAATCAAAGAGCATTCCCCAGTCTTCAATCATTGGTGCTTGTTCAGCCCACCACTTCCACAGACCTTCATGACTTGATCTATGGAACATATCAATATGTTCTTGGTGGATATCAGATCCCATATCAATCTTATACAGCAGCAGAGGAACACCAAAGGTGTTACCTGAGTTGTAGATACAATCATCTGCTACCGCTCTGGGTTTGATACCCTGATCCAACTTATACTTGTCACCAACACAGTGCAGGTTTACAAGTTTCTGTGCATGATGTCTGGTGATCAGATAACATGCCGTAGAAAAGTCATTGACAAACCTCTTATGAAGTCTGACAGAAAGGATTCCAGGGTTGATGATTGCTAGTTGAATCACATCAAAGTCATAAGGAAGCCATGACATGAGTTCAGACCACTTAAACTTCCAATTCTTAATTGGTTGCAGGTCACAATCATCTTCCATCACCAGAAGATATTCCTCATCACTGTTCTCTAACCAGTGCTTGAGTGCTTTCAAGTGACTGGTAAGGCATCCAATCTCACCATGGGTGACACGTTCTGGATACCCACCAACCAATGTACCAGCAAGACTATTATTCCGTCCGTCTTGAGCGGATATACGGGTGTAGTTTTCAATACCCCAGTATTTAAACTGACCTTCCATATATTCTTTACGCTCAACCTTATCATCAAGATTGATGTAATAGATTTCAGGAAGACCTTTGAGTTTGAACTTAGATTTGTTCTTTTCTTCGCTCAAATAATATGCCATCGTTCAGGAATCAAATCACGAGTTGTTTTATCTTTGTTGTTTGGACCAAACCAAAGACTAGGAGCAATGACTTTCTTAGAGTCAGCAAGCCATGCACCCCACCAAGAGAATGATGAGTTGGCAATGATGTGTCCCGAGCACTTAGACATGAGACACATGTCAACGGCATTATCATCTGACTCAGATACAATGAAGCGATCATCAGAGAAGATCTCTTGTTCGATACACCATGCAGGATCATCAGAGAAGACGATTACTTGTCTAGTGTCATCAAATTGCGACAGAGCAGCGCGGTAATAGTCCAGAGGTAGATTAGCATGGTTCTCACTGTTTGTCAAATAGTCTGTGCGACGAACATGCAGTGCAACAGGATGATTCAGTTGCGTGATCATCTCCTCTACAGGTTCCAAAATATTTGGAAGGAAAGTAAAATCTTCTTTGATACTTTCTTTGATATTACCAAAGTATCTTTCCGACTGGAAGAAACCTAGCAAAGAAATATCATTAGGACACTTATCAAAAAGTTCTTGATCAAATTCAAAGAACCTCTCTCTAGCCACAGGAGCGTGTCCATTGTCTAGGAACTTTATATTCTGAGGATTCAGCGCTGGAAGTTCAAAGACCTCAAAGAGTTGGTGCTCATTCCACTCATCCTCATAGTCAGATGGAGGAATACCAAAATCATACCCACGGTTGTGAGCAATGCCTCGCAGTGAAGCATACTGAAACATCTGATTACCCAGACGCCCTAGTTTACCAATGTGATTAACGGCTAACATTTTTTTCAAACCTCTCTTTCACGTATGCCTGACTCCTATAGTATTTCATAATTTGATTCTTATCCCAGGTACGGATGCTCTGCCACAACTGGTGGTTCTCTAGGAACTTTGGATTGTGGTAATGAGAGTTATGAGTTCTACCGTGCTCCATGTGCCAGATAGGACCCTCTACGCGACTTACACGATACCCTAGAGCATTCATACGATAGTACATCTCACAGTCCTCTGCACCCCAGGAGATGAAGTTCTCATTCCACCAACCGGCTTGAACAAGACTCTTCTTACGGAAGAACTGTGTCCATCCAATGGTGGAGGATTCTGATCTGATGTGATCTTTGAAGATTCTAATATCAAAATCACTAGCAATAAACTGCTCGTGAATATGCTGTGGATATGTTACCTGATACTGATAGACACCGCAACCATATGGGTACACGACATCACACTTGTTCTCCTTGATCGTAGTGTATGCCATGATGTGACTCTTGGCAGGATACACCACATCAACATCATGACAACACACGATATTAGTGGGAGCCATCTCAATCAGGTCATTGAGAATCCTAGTCTTGTGAAATAAATCAGACTCACTCTTCTCAAATACATGGAGAAGATTAGCATCTTCTTTAGAGACATGCTTCTCAAGGACAGGAATAACCTTCTCAGCGAAGACACTCTCCTTATCAACTTCCTTGACAATCACCTTGGCATCAGGGAGTGTCTTAAGAAGATATAGAACTGACGTAATTACATTACGGAGCCGGTCAGCAGATTCAATCCTGACTGGCAAAACATATGTTAAATCCATTAAATTAAAATCCAGCTTTCAGGTCGCAGATCACCCATCTCATAGTGATTGTATGCCTCACCAAACCATTGTTTAGGTGCGACGATAGGCAACTCAGGGTTCTTCATCAACCATGCACCCCACCAACTCATGGAACTATTGGCGATGACACCACCCTTACACAGAGACATCATACACAGATCATAGTATGGAACCAAAGACTTCTCTGGTCCATCATTAGTATCTGCAGTCTGTTCGTATCTAGTATCAAAGTCAGAGATGTAATACTCATCTCCATGGAACAACTCTTGTGACCTACACCACTCCAAGTCATCAGAGAATACTAGGACTTGAATATCATCAGGGAATAACTTCCTAGCCTCCTGATAGTATTCAATTCCAGTGAATGGATGGAACTGAGGTTGATTGATATAATCTCCACGGCGAACATGCATGAAGATTGGTTTCTCAAACTCAGAGATTACTTCTTTACAAGATTCAAGAATCTCATCATTGAACTCAAAGTCCTGTCTGATTTCATCAGAGATGTGCTTAAAGTATTTCTCTGTTTGGAAATAGTCATGAAGATTCACTCCATCAGGAACAGCCTTCATGAATTCTTCACTGTATTCAAAGCGACCACTCGCCATGTTCTTGCTTGTCTGTAGATAACCTTGGTTCTTGCGTCCAACATTGGTCATCTTAAAACAATCAAAGAGACCGTAGTTAGATCTCCCATAGTTTTCTGGGGGTGGGACTAAAAAGTCATACCCATGATGTGCTGCAATACCACGGAGTCCCGCATATTGAAACATCTGATTTCCAAGTCGCCCGTTAGATCCTAAAGCATTATAAGAAATTGCCATTAATCCCCCTTCTTCACGCGGTAACTGTCATCGTCAAAGTGTTGTGTGGAAAACTCATACATGATAGTGTCTTCCTTGGCTTTCATCTGGTGTCTCATTCCAACGGGAACGTGAAACTTATCACCCTGATTTAGTTCCATTCTCCTGGCACTTCCAAAGTCATCATCATATCCCCAGTAAAGAATCAACTTCCCTGACTGGATGTAGAAGACTTCATCCTTGAGTTTGTGGTAGTGCCATGAGCACTTCTTACCTTTGACGAAGTGAAGAAGTTTACCACAATATTCATCGCAATTCACGATCCATTTTTCATAACCCCAACCTTTGGGAACCAGTTTGATTGGTTCTCCTGCTGGTGTACGGTCAGCCGGAAAAGAATTCATCTGCAAAGACTCCTTTATCGTCAATGTAGTAGTCACCTGCAGACTTTCCCAAGTGGAGTTCGTGGAATTTACATCCCCAGGTTGTTAATTGATTTAGAGTCAACTTATAAAACTCACCATATGCCAGTGCTGGTGAGTTTTTAAATCTACCCATCCCCCTTGCGGTGGAATAGATGATGGTATGACCTTCATCGTATAGTTTATTTAGATACTCAATCCGATCCTTAAAAGGTTCGGCAGTTTCGTATTCTCCGTATGTATTATTACAGATAGTACCGTCTATGTCAACCACAAAGGTATTCGTATGCTTTTCGGTAGTGGAACCAGAATTGTTGTGCATCTCTTGTGAGGTACTCTCCATAGTGCTCAAGGTCGTTCAGTAAATTATATGTGTTGCGATAACCAATGATCTCTTTTTCAAGATTGGTTACCAGGTCTTGGACATTTCTATCTTGATAGACAGATGCTTTGTTATACACCACGCTATCAGGAAATAGATGCTGAAGAATATATGCTCCCCAGATGTCATCCATTCGGCCTACATGAGGTAGAACTGCATAATATGGAATGACTTCCCTAGCAAGGAAAGTATTCTGACTATTGAATGGTGCAATCTTGTTTGAACAATAAGGACCAGTCACATCATCAAACCGCACACAGGGTTTCTGTGACAGTCTTGCCATGGCATCAATGTCAGGATCACCATCCCACAGATCAGCCTGAACCAGAACCTTACGGAATGTCTTGCCTTTGTAGTGAACCCTATGGCGTTGAGGAACCAACTCAATAGGATACCCTCTGTGCCATACATTATTATTCTTAGTCACAGACAGAGGATCAAAGACATCTGCCTCTGGTTCCCAAAGATCACATTCAATAGTTTGACCTACTAGAAGATCTTGTCCCCAGTCAGCATAAGGAATGTTGTCATCATCCACAGTGGCAACAACATCTGCACCCAGTTTGAAAGCCTCAAGGAAACCAATGTTCCTACGCTGAATAGACTTCCATCCAATAGCATCACTTACAACACGATACTCGGACTGCTGATACTCTGGATGAAGATAGATGCAATCTAAATTTTCATACTCCTCATGGGGAGTCTTAGTATCGCCAACAACAATCAAAGTCCAATCAGGCATCGCAGCATAACGTCTGGTTGCCTCTTGGACTGGATTGATTGTAGTTGTAACTACAAACTTATTCATCGAAGATACTTTTCAACAAAGGACTTAGTGGTATATTCTGCGCAAGCCTTATTATAAGCGTTTTCTGTCATCTTGTCAAAGAAATCATAGTTCTCCAACACATTAGTCAGCACTCTATCCAGGTCTGCCTCATCATCAAAGTAGAGGAAGTCTTGATCAGGAGTGAAGAACCGTTCAATTGGATTAAGTTCCATTCTCTGACAGAGAATTAGAGACCTAGCAAAGGCAGCTTCAAACATCCTAGACTTAATCTGTGGAGCCCAACCTTTCTCAAGGTATTGGAATGCTTCGTTCTCAGTTCCCTTGGGGAAGTCACGATACCTCTGTGCTGTCTCAGGATTGATGTTACACAGTCCATGAACAACAGATACTTTACTCTGTGCATACATCCGCATCTTATCAGCGTATGAACAGCGAGGAACATTACCCATGCTGTAGTGACCAAACCTAAAGTTATGCTTGGCGACAACATTTCTCATGTAACTTTCCCAAGGCACAGCCTTAGGCATACTACCGAAGTAACAAACATCAATCGTCTTCTCTTCCTTCAGCGGGATCCAGTCCTCACTAAATGGGAAGAAGACAAACTGACGATTATCAAAGAGTTCTGCAGTGTAAGGACAGATGGTCAGAATCTTATCTGCGACCTCATGAAGTCTTACCTTATCACCAGGAGCAACACAGAAGTTAGGTTCCTCTAAAGTAAGAACAACCTTCTCCTTATCATCATACCTACCAGAGTACAAGTCGTTGTAGAAATCTGCCATAAAGAGATAGCAATCTCTGGCAGTATCCTCATACTTTTCAAAGTTCAGATAGTAGAGAGGATCCTCAGTAAGACCGTTCTCAGGCCTCAAGAAATTCAATACTTTCACTTAGTACCTCCATGATATCTTCTTCAGTAATACAATATGTGCCGACATGAGCAACAGACTTACTTGCTAGACGAACCGCACAAGTAATTGCTTGATCAAATCTTTTGGTAAGAGTGTAGACAACAGCAAGAGTTGCATGGAATACATCACCAGCGCCACTTACATCATAGACACTAACCTTTGGTGCAGGGTATACTCTGTCACGCCAGATAGCACCCTCTCTGGCCTTGGTAACGATCAGTTCATATGGAGAACAGAAAGCAGGACTTTCGTCATATTCTTTCTGATTGATCTTGATGATACTATTAGGATAACATGTAAGATCATGCTTCTTAGAATCAACAAAGATGGGAGTATTGGCTTCCCTACACACCTGCTGAGCAAACTTCCAAGAGATCAAACCCTTGGCATAATCAGAAAATACGACAGCATCAAAGTCTTCAAGGGGAGGAATATCAAGCATGTACAGAGGATCAACTTCTGTACCAATGTCCTCACGCAAAAGTTGCTGACTCAGTTTTGAATCAACAAACCTACGCTTTACTAATTGACTTGAATCATTAGTGACAAACTCTACGTTACATCCAAATGCCTTCAGGTTCTGATAGACATTGGCAGCCATACCTGGTTTGACTTCTACCTTTTCAAAGTCGAAGACAGGGACTGGTGCCTCTGGACTAATACGATCAACCGTCCCAAAATGAGTCTCGTCTTGGCAACTCTCCCCCAGCAGCAAGATGTTTAAGGACTTTAGTTGTTGAAAAAGTTCCGATGATTCCGAAGTATTTAATTTCTTTTGCATGTTCACCACCAATGATGTGTTTGCCTTCCCAGTCAGATCCTTTTACCATTATATCAGGTTGTGTAATTTTCACAAGCCTAACGAGATCTTCATCTGTAGCAAAGAAATGAATGTCATCTGCAAAGGGTTTACCATTCAGAGGATTTTTATTTCTTGTTAGATTAATATGTCTTTCCCATTCATTATGGAAAGGTCTATTCACAAAGGCTTTATCTCCTGCAATTCCCTCTCCCTTATTCTTCTTGATACGTTCATCAGTATCAATCCCTAAGACTACCTTACCATCAGGACCTGCCAAGTCTCGACAGTATTTGAATAGAGCATAGTGTCCCTGGTGTAGGATGTCAAAGCATCCATTTGTGAATACAACTTTACTCATTTTTCCCCCATCACCATGAATGAATTATTCAGGTCAACATCAGACACAAACACTTTTTTATATCCGCGATCTTCCATGTATTGTTTAATAACCCATGGTTGGAAGACATGCTTGTGCTTACGATTATGCCAAGGCCTCCAGTAGAACTGACTGTAGTCAGGCAGATACAAGAACAAAGTTCCCCCGTCTTTCAATCTCTCATACCAGTAATCCATGACTTCAATCCAGTCATCAGTATGCTCAAGGCAATGACTAGAGAAGATGAAATCAGGATCATCAGGAGGGAGATTGAGAGCGTGGTAAGTATCTGGGAAATCAAGGTCAATTGGTTGTGCTCCAGGAAAGGCCCACTCGGGTTTCATACATCCAACATCATATCCCCGACCATGACATACATGCTTGGCAAAGGGAATAGCAAACTGAGATGCATTTCCTTCAGTTTGAAATGAAGGATATTCTTCACCTCTAAATTCGATAGTTTCAATCATTGATATTTCCAGGGGAGGTTGAATAGATATCGGACTTCGTTCCAGTTACCCCAACGATGGTGGAGTAACATAGGTTTGTCTTTTACTTTACTGAATAACTCAGGGCTTTCAAAGAGATAATTCCAGGCAGTTTCGATGAAGTTATATCCTGCTGCTTTCTCAATGACTTTACACCAATCAAAAAGCGTATAACCAGGGATGTGTCTAGTCTCTACAACTTGAGCACCGCCATAGTCATCTGGATTCACAGATATTCTATCACAGATTTCAATCTTTGGTCTGGTACACCAATATCTGTTAACTAGAACATATGTACTGTCATCATTAAGACCTAAAACTTTGTAGTAAAGTTCGTCTTCTTTCTCTTTGTTTCTATTGAAGAGTACATAGTCTCTCCAATCAGACCAGTCAAGACCAACATGATCATACTTGCCAGCCATGATGGGTTTGTAATCACCAAATCCCTGAAAGAAAAACAATTCATCAGAAATTTTTGAAGGAGCACCATGAATGTACTCATCCCTATGTGGGAATTGACAAGACTGTGGAACAGGTTGTGTACTTCCATTCACAGGACTGTCATCATCATCCCAAGAAACAAAGTTAAAGTCTGGAATGTAATCAGACAACCACTTGAACTCATGTACCACAGGCCACCATACTTCATAACCTGCTTCCTTCATGAAGTAGGCAGCCTTTTGTAGAAATAAAATATCACCCAACCCACACGGTTGGTATATCAAAGCAGTTTTCATTCTAATTCTTGAGGTACTTTTTCACGCCACAACCATTGTTCATAATCTACCCATTGCCAAGGAGCACTGAATAATTTTCCAACACACTCTTCAGTATTTTTGTAGTGTCTTGGATGACAGACAAGTGTGTCAGCCTGAATGTTCAACGTGTCTATAATATAATTTAGGCAAGTATCAACGATGTGAATTTGCTCTGCGTTTTCAATGACAGAGCACCAGTCAAAGACTCTCTCGGTCAGGTTTGGATCCATCCAGATCACCTTACCATCATAGTCTTCAGGGATACTCAGTTGTACACCATGATGAGGTTTCCTAAAACTGTACCATGAGTTGGCAAAGATATAAGGTTGTCCATCATTCAATCCCAGTTGACTGTAGAGACTATACTCTCTTTCATAATCTCTATCATATGAGAAATACTTAGCCCAGTCAGACCAGTCAACATTGGCACCTGCATACTTGGAGGTCATGATATCTGCAGTACCATTAGGCAATGGTTGTTTACTGCAGTCGTATGCAAAAACATCAGACCGAGGAATCTGAATATTCCATCCAGTGTTGACTGGTGTCCTCAGTTGGCAGCACCCAGCATCCCACATTTCTTTTGTGACTGGATGGTACACCTCGTACTTCTTATGAAACTCTTTCAAAAGTTTCTGAATGAAGAAGATGTCCCCCAATCCTCCTTGTTGAAGAACAACTAAATTCATTGCTTGACGATTTCCATGATTTTTTCTTGGTCAGTATCAACAGGGAAAGCCAAGAGATACCCTTGATCCCCATGATGCTCTACAAGAACGTGAGTATCACCAATCAACTCTTCCACAAAATCATATCCATCACCACCATACATCTTTCGCTGATCCCAGTTGCCAGCCTCATAACCACGATCAACATAAATGCGCAGATCATCCATGAAAATAATATCTTTGGAGAGATCACGCTTCTCTTTCATCACCCTCAGTTCTGCTTCCATGGGAAGACGCTTGTTCACATCTTCCTCAGCACCATACCCAGCAGGACCATAATCAGCACCAGGGAAGTGTGCATCTAACCAGAACAGAGCAGGTTCATCATCAATGTCATCCATGACATTTGCCATCTTATCTTCACTGTATCCTTTATACAGGTGCATATAATCAATGCCAGCATATGCTTCTGCAAGATTAGCATACAGTTCATCATCGAGTTCAATGCCATAGGCATTGTCAACGATCTCTGTCAGCAGAACCTTATCCATACTGGAGCCATCGCCTGTACCAGTTTCGACAAAGTTTTTAATGCCAAAATTCTTGAGCATCTGCTCAAGTTTGACTGGATGATTGATTTGTCCCATTGTTAATTCAAGTATGTGGTGTAAATAAAGTCTTCAAGGACTTCCATTGTTTTAGCAATCTCTAGATTATCTTGGATTGCTTCTTTCTTTGATTCATAGATGTCTTCACTGACAGTAAACTCTTCTGATAGTGGGATGATACCATCCATATTGAAGAACTTACCGATGTCAGGAGCACCTAAGTAGACAGGAATAGTACCTGTAGCAAAACAATCAAGAAGTTTTTCAGTAAAGTATGTACCATACTGACCATTCTCAATGGCTACAGAGAACATGTAATCACAAAGACCTTCTTCTTTCAGTTCGATCTCGTGAAATCCTCTACCGAATAGATCCACCTGATCTCTCAGTGCCTCTACCCATTGTAACCTATCTATATGACCTTTGCACATCCTTTTATTGGAAGAGATCATAGAAATCATCTTAGACTTCTCATAGATCTTAGGTTCTTTGATCCAAAATCCCTGCGCAGGCACCCACTTAAACTTAGGATGCAGTGACAATAACTCTTGGTTGTGCGTAAAGATAGTATCAAAAGCATCAAGATACTTCTGAGTGTCCATCTTCACAGAATCAACAATCTGTGGAGTAATATACTTTGATTCCAATAACCAAGCATACCTAGGACCTGGTTTTGGATCGATCCAGGCCCAGGGAAGGGTACTATCCACATAGAATGTACCCTCTCCACCATCCTTTACCCATTCAATATGCTTAGAGACTTTACCGTGAACAGAATATCCTTTGTTTCCGCCGGTAAGATGGGTAAAAGTATCTCCTACAAGATTAAGACGAAGCTTTGACATTGATTTGCTCACTAATCCATTCATATGTCTTGCGGATACCTTCCTCAAGAGTCTGAGAATAATCCCAACCCAACTTCTCACGGATGAGATCGTTGTTTGAATTACGTCCACGGACACCAGTAGGTGCATCCAGTTTGTAGATCTTCTTCACTACCTTGCCAGAGACCTTTGCAGCAGTCTCCACCAACTGGTTGATGGTTACCATCTCTTCAGAACCGATGTTGACTGGTCCTTGGAAATCACTATCCATCAGGCGACGAGTTGCTTCAATACACTCATCGATATAAAGGAAGGAGCGTGTCTGAAGACCGTCACCCCACACCTCAATACCACCACCAACTCCAGGCAGGTATGCTACTTTACGACAGATTGCTGCAGGTGCTTTCTCTCTTCCACCGTCCCAGGTTCCTTCTGGGCCGAAGATATTATGATATCGAGCCACCCGAACAGGGATCCCATGATTACGAGCATAAGCAAAATATAGTCTCTCAGAAAAGAGTTTTTCCCATCCGTATTCGGAGTCTGGGTCCGCTGGGTACGCTGATTCTTCACGGCAATCTGGGTTATCTGGATCTAATTGGTTGTGCTCGGGATACATGCACGCAGACCCAGAGTAGAAAATCTTAGTTTCGTTCTTACCTTTCTCCTCATTCATCTTACGCTGTGCTTCAAGCACATTCAGATTGATGGTGCAAGAGTTGTGCATGATCTCTGCATCATTCTCACCAGTAAATACAAATCCAGCTCCACCCATGTCGGCAGCGAACTGGTAAATCTCATCGAAGCATTGAATATAACGATGGGGAACCGAATGATAGAAGTTGCCACGGTCTCCCTTGTACTCAAGGACACGGCGGACGAAATCATAGTCTCGCAAGTCACCTTGGACAAACTCGTTTGCTTCTGTTTCAGAATACTCTGGACGTTTTAGATCAACACCACGAACCCAATACCCTTCAGATCGTAGACGCTTGACCATGTGCGAACCAATGAACCCACCAGCACCAAGCACAAGTGCTTTCTTAATGTAAGCAGTCATTAATAATAAAATGGTTTCTTCTTATGTATAATAACAAAAAAGGAGGTCGATGTCAACCTCCTAGTGATCTGAATTTTGCAGGCTCGCCACTTGTTCTTTAGAGAAACAAGAAACTCAGAGGGTTGACTCCACCAGTATTTTTAGAGACTCTCCATGTCTGAGGGGTTTCCCGACCAGTGCTGTTATAGACCATCCGTGTCTTCTTTGATGTAACAAGCAACGCCCTCAGGATCTAACCACTTTGCATAATCAAAGTCTTCAATAGCAAGAAGCAACTGATCACCATTATCAAAGAGATAGATGTCAGAATACTTCTTAGTATACTCGTTTGCTTTTTGCAAACGAAAATCAGGTTTACCATTCAGTTGAATGTAACCCTTCTGCACATAGCGATAGGGAAATCTCTCGTGAATGACAGTAGTCTTAGTTGACTTGTTCTTTAGGTCGTTCATTTTTCAATGGTTGAAAGTTCTTGGTCAAGGGTATCAAGGAACATCTCATAGTCATCGTATGGATCACCAGAGAACTCTAGTCCTTTTTCAGAAAGATACTTACACACTTTTTTGTACAGTTTCGGATTCTGCATATCAAGTGCATACTTGCCATCACGGGTATCTTGGAGGATAGCCATGTGCTTCTTGAACTTTTCCGAGAGATTCATCGCTTTGCTTGTTTACCTATGTATTATAGCATATTTCAGGCGGTTTTTGGTTCAGCGAAGACAGTTTCGTGACTGTCTTTGCCGATGTACCCACCTGCTATATCATATTTAAGCACCCAGTTTTCAGTGACCACATAGTATCCGACCACATCCTCACCATTGTCACGCCAGCCATAGCTGATGACTCTCTCATCAACTAAGTCATGCTTCTTATCTGTATGCAGATAATGATTGTACAACTGGTGCAGATTGATCATTAGCGAACCTCAAAGTTTAGTTTGCGGACTCGCCTCTTTCGGCGTTCCTCCTGGTATTTTAAGTCAGTTTCTGTCAGGAAACCAGTATTTTTTACTTTTTCTTTATTATTCAGCAATAAAACTAAGGACAAGTCCTCCGCAGTGATCTTGTCTTCAGTAACTGTCATCATGTTTGGACAGCCACAACATTGTGTTTTGGTGGGATGAGCAGTAATTTCTCTCCCACATCTCTTACATCTTACTGTAATCATTTATATTCAATTGAACCTATGCATGGGAGATACTGGGATCGAACCAGTGACATCTTCGGTGTAAACGAAGCGCTCTACCGCTGAGCTAATCTCCCGAGAGCGGGTGACGGGGATCGAACCCGTGATTCCAACTTGGAAGGATGGCGTGTTACCGCTACACCACACCCGCAAGGCGTCCCAGGTAGGACTCGAACCTACGACCGACTGCTTAGAAGGCAGTTGCTCTATCCAACTGAGCTACTGAGACGTAAGCCACATGTCGGACTTGAACCGACGACCTACGGTTTACAAAACCGTTGCTCTATCCAGCTGAGCTAAAGTGGCATACGAGGGGTCAAAGACCCCCAGCAGCAGCATCTGCCTTGAATTTCTCCAACCCTTCTCGGGTAAGAACATGATCATACATTTGGTCAAATACCTTAGGAGGAATGGTACAAACATCAGCACCGACAGCAAACAAACGTCCGACTTGATGAACATCACGGACGGATGCAGCGAGGATCTGAGTAGATACCATGTGCTCACGATAGACGGAAGCAATGGCACGAACCAATTCTACACCAGAAAAGGAATTATCGTTGCAACGGCCAACAAAAGGTGACACATAAGTAGCACCTGCTTTAGCAGCAAGGATTGCCTGTGCAACAGAGAAGACCAGAGTCACATTGGTCTTCTGACCACGAGCATTCAGAATCTTACAGGCTTGCAAACCTGCAGGGGTGCAAGGAACTTTAACTGTGAGTGCCTTGTGTGCTCGATAGTCACCACCTTCCAAGACCATAGCATCAACATCGTCACATGCTGAAGGGTGAACCTCAATAGAAACACTCTCCAAGTCAGGACAAACTCTAAGAATACTAAGGACGCAATCGCGTGCGTTCTTATAACCCAGTTTTGCAATCAAAGTAGGGTTGGTGGTCACACCATCAATCAATCCAGTTTTGTAACGGCGTTCAATGGCACGCTGCTCAGCAGTATCAAGAAATAATTTCAT